AACATAAGCAGTTAAAAATCTTAGTACCTGAGAGACCAATGGGAAGAGATTATGACAGGTTCCGCAAGATATGGTCTGCGGCAGCACGTGGCAAATTCGGAAAACATAGCGCAAACATAGCTATGGCGTTCAAAGAATTCGAAGATGTCAGCGTGGCTGGAAGAGTCAAATCTAACGAAACAGTAAATCCAGAGTGTAGGTATAAGCATTCTGTTGCGTATGCTTTTGACAGCATATATGATATCAGTCCGCGGAAAATGATCAGGTATATATTACGGTATAACTTGGCCGAGGTCATCTGCACTGGTATATTTCCGAGATCACTTCTGTGGTCTAAAAAAGTAAAACACGAAGTGCTCAACATAGAATTCGAACGGCGTGACAGAGACAACATTGTAAATATGTATACGTTGAACTCTGACGCACCGGGGTATTCGCATAAATTGAGCGTATACATGCAGTGGGTGCATGCGTGTTTGAATCGAGTTAGCCTGGTGTGGGATGCTATTGATTGCATCGGTCCTTACAAATATTTCAGGCTTTATTTCAATCCCACGCAAATGATTCTGCCCTACAACATCAGGTCGGATGTGGACGATAAATATACGATTTTCCATCCTTTGAAGTATCTAACGAGGAGAGTCTACGTGTGGCAAGATGTGAGCAAGAAGCCGTTGATGCAGCTCATAGATTACTGCATGCGCATGAAAGCGGATTCCTTTGATCCGGCCAATTTGTATGCATATGCTGCTTCTATGAAGTACAAATTGGTTGTAGGTTCACGGACCATCCACCAACCTTGGAATGCAACGCCAAGAGAGATGAAATTTGCAGTGCTGTTTGCGATGTGCTACGCCACTTTGAACAGAGGAGAAGTATACACGGCTCTGACACAATTCATCAAGCTGAGTAAAGAAGGTTCCATTACCAGCTTTGGTTTTGCAGAAATGTTCGGCCGATTTACGGATTGGGTCACTTTGAAACATTCTCGGGATCTTAAGGCAAAGATGGAAGACATCCTTTTTAGTGAAAAGGAAAAGAAAGTGATGTACCGCTATGACCCGACTGCCAAAGCCTTCAAATTGATTCGTAAGGTATGTGGGGAAGAGTTTGTCTGCGAGTATCTGTTTAAACCACCTATTCATCCATTTCACGAAGTTGTGGAAGTTAAAGGTAGCGTGATTGAAACGAGAGAAGTTGCTGTTCGAGACAAAACAGAAGACAAAGAAAAGGAACGTTCTATGCATTACGTACCCGTTCCAGCGCTCCCTGAGAGTTCGGGAAAAGTTGCCACAGTGGAAAGTCTGACAGAGGATTTCCGCAGCTATGTGCAAGATCTGAAACTAAAGTCACAGAACCCGGCTAACGTATTTAAAGATCTGCATACTAAAGTAGTGCAAGCACTTGAGAAGGTTGTTCCTGCTCGTGAAATACCTCAGATCGTCATTGCGAACATGTATGCTGGGTCGGGGAAAACACAAGACATTTTGCGCACCTTTTCAGAGAACGATTTCTATATCTGTCCATCCGCAGCTTTGAGAGCAGAATTTTGCGCAGCTGTACGTGCGAAAGTTAAGAATGAAAACAAGTACACTAGCGTGTATTCCGCGCGTATAAACACTTATGAGAACGCCTTGACCAACAACCAGCTGAGAATTGCTAAACGGGTGTTTGTTGACGAGTGTTTTACGTTGCCAAGAGCGTATTATGCTGTGCTGTTTGCTATCAACCCCAATGCGAGTTACAAGTTGGTAGGCGATGTGAACCAGCGTTCCTACATGGACGATTATGGCTTCCTGCCGCCTGATCAGTTGATTACAGACTGGACTACACAATTTCCAACTGTTGTTTCTAATGAAACATATCGGTTTGGAGTCAAGATCTGTGATGTGCTAAACATCGCTTTTGATTATGATATCAAAGCGAAAACTGATAAACCGGCGAGGTTAGTCGCGGATCGTATCTGCAACTTGATGAACTACTCCAAGCACCTGATTCTGAGTCCGACGTATCAAACGCAGTGCTTTTGTAATGATGCGGGTTTGTCCAGTATAACTGTGGCACAGTCTCAGGGTAAAACCGCCGAGAAAGTTGCCATCATCGTGCGATCTAAGGCAGATGCTGAGCTACTAAACACAAGAGCTATCGGTATCGTAGCATTCAGCAGAGCCACGAGCGAAATAGCTGTAATTACAGGCACGGATGGTAGCGGTAAGGATTACATTCATAAATGGAATGCCTGGGCGTTGCTTAGTAATAATTTCGAACAAATAGGGTTCTACCCTGTAGCTCCAGATGCAACGCTAACGGCTACAGTTGACAAAGCCGTAATCCCGGACAGAGATAAAGTAGTGGAACGTACGGCCAAACCTGACGCAGAATTGTTGGGGCATTTGATTGGTATGCAACCATCGGATAGCAACATGGAGTCTGCCGTCGAGGCAAATCCTGGTCCACCTGAAGGTAGTGTGTTGCCCGAATTGACTGTCAACACCATGGATTCAGTGATGATCAGCACTAAAGAAGTTGCAGTATTGTCAGCTGATATGCACGGGAAAATTATGATGAATGGCACACCTAAACCCAATTTCGCTACTATCGTAAAGCGAGCTGCACGTATACCCCCCGAGAAGTCATTAGCGGGGCAATTGAGGAACGTGAAATGGGCAATTGACCACATCAACTGGAAGTTCATCTTTGGCACCCCATTCGACGAGACAGAGGAAATAGGTGAATGTTTACGCGATGCAGAAACCCATTTTCGAGCAGCTGCACAGAGTATTGAAGGCGAACTGCCACTGTCTCAGGCACTGCAAGATCTCTTACAGAGTATACAAGGAAAGAGCCAATTGGGTATGTTGCAAAATATGCTATCTCAGAGTGAACTTATAGTGAGAGAACATATCAAAACCCAGAATAAACCGAAAGGGGCCGAAGGTGCGTACGAAGATAAAGTAGGCCAGCCCATTAAAGCTTGGACCAAAACTTTGAATGCCGCTTTCGGTATTTTGTTCAGAGCGGTTCAGTTGGTGCAAATATCGATGTTGAATGAAAAGATCACCATTAACTATAAGATGACTGATGATGAAGTCATGGACAAATTGCACACTTTGCATCAGCATGCGGTAGAACAAGGCTGCGAGTCTGCAGAGATGGATTTCAAAGAATATGATAACTCGCAGTCAGAGAAAACAGTGTACTTAGAAATAGAGGGCTACAAAAAGATGCTAGGTATACTAGGAATGGATTTTGAGTGTAAAGAATTTTTCCGCTACTGTCGAGTCGAGATGAAGGTGGTAGGTCCATACGCAAGTTACGTGTGCGAGACGAGACATTCAGGCGGACCCGACACATTTCTCGGCAACACGATGGTAAATATCTACATCACGTCTTCTTTTGCTAAGGCGGAAGACTGGGTTGCACTGTTCGTGGGCGGCGATGATTCTGTATCTTGGGCACTAAAATTCAAACCCTACGAAGACGAAGTGCTGAGTTCGGACCAAGGTATCATGTACGTTGAAACGCCGAAGGGATCCGGTGCTAAAGGTATACGTAAAGTATTCTTCAGACTGGAACCTAAAAAAGCTGAACCAAGGGCGTGTGACGTTTGCCTTAAAACGGTCGTTGAATTTTGCGGTTTTTGCTGTTGCTATTGTTCGGTATCGTATGACACTGTACGACTGGCCAGAAAGTTCCTTAACAAGGATGCATTTATGGGCGACAGGCAAAAGAAACTGATTGTCAATGAGCGGTTCGAACATCGTATTGCAGAGTGGCAACAAGGATTATATGATAAACTCAAATCCTGTCCAATTTCGCAGAGTGCGTGCATTGCTGGGCACAACAAGATAGATGTTGAAACGGTTAACATCATCCGGGAGTCGTTGTGCAATTTTGCTAAGTGCAAGCCGATGGAGGTGATCAGCCAACTAAAGCTGATGTCGTTAATGCCCACTGCTGATTAAATATTTGAAAAATAAAACATGTAGAATAAACATCATCGGTCGCCTGATTTACAATAGACGTATTTTAGGCTGCACATAGTTGAGAAAGACCGGTAGCTGCATGTTCAATATTAACAACAACAACCTCCCTGTAAATAGTTGGTTAAGTGGTGTAAATAGTGAAAGAAGTTATCCAGAGGTAAGTAATTCTAACTGGGTAGAACTTGAAATTCATAAATCAAATCTAAACGTTTGGCGGCTGAACTATCCGTTAAATAGTACCGAACCCAGCAATCAGTTAACATTAGCTGGAATAAATTATCGAGAAACAAAAGCACTCAATAACTGGAGAGATGCATCGTCAACAAGAACGTGGGAAGACCTCCTCGAATCATGCCAGAAATCCGGGTTTCAATGTGGGACCGAGTGGATCCCAAAGAAGCGCAAATACCGCACAGCCTTCGAGTGTGAGTCAAGTGATGGTGCAGCCAAAATCTGGCGTACCTTCGCAGTTGAGACTCTATCCGGAACCAATGAGCCCTATCAGGACCAAGAAGAATGGGGAGAAGACGAAGGCGACGAGCAAATGTGCGCCGGGTTCCCAGGGTGGTTACTCGAGAGCTACAGCCCAGATACCCAAGAACTTATTCGCGAATGGACAGAAGACGAACCAGCAGGTGCAAGCAGTGAAGAATTCGATTCAACAGAGCAACAACGCAATTCGCAAAGAGCTGAGCGTAGTGAGGAACAACATGAAGAAGATTACCTCGAAGACATCTAACTCGGATGTGATATCGTCAATAGTGTACGGGTTCACTAACCCTATGGACTCAAGACCACAGAGATTCCGTGATAAGTTTACATCTCGACCTACATGTGTAGCCAAGCCTTTTACGCGAGACAATGCGGTGTGGGGTGATGAAACTGCAACTACATCATTGACGCTTGCGCCTGAACTTTTCTTTTGCGCTGTTTTCAGAGACATTTTCCGAGCTTCAGTGCAATATGAAGCTAATAACGAAAATTCATTGTGGAGATATGATCTCTGGGGAACTGATGGTGTTGGGACCACTGCGTCTTGGAACGGTTTGTCCATTTGGGGTGATCCTGATTTAGAAATCGTACCCGCAAATTGGACCAAAGCCGTAGCTGCGTTCGGTACAGTGTATAGACCACACGGCAACACCTTGTACCCTGGCTTGCATGAGGACGAATGTTACATCTGGATAGATGCAGGTGTCAGTGATGCGCCAGGACCTTACACTAGGTTAGGCATAGACATAGATGCTGCAGCCAGTGCCAACAATGAGATCATACTAGAAGCATTGAAATGGGACAATGGAGTGGTGAGATTTGCGGGTTCTGCAGGAGTAATCACAGGTGCTTCGAGTTTCTACTTGCCTATGAACGTCGCCGATGGTTACCAATCCGGCTATTATACGTTTCGATTCAAACGGGCAAGTGGCACATCGAAGAAAGTTTCACATGTTTATCTCCAGTCTACGATGTCTTCATTCGGACACCATTGCGCAGGCACATTAGACCAGTGCGTTGCGGCAATAGGCAACTACAGAGTGTTATCAGCGTCATTGATGTACACGAATACTGCCTCACCTTTGAATAAACAAGGTCAGATAACTGCTGTTCAATTTGGTAATGGACAAACATGGAACGAATTCGTGCAAACAGGGTTCGATGCTATCTCAGAAGCAAACGGTGCTGCAACTATACCAATCGACAAGGGGATGTATGCGTTTTTGAAACCAACCGGACCAAGTGATTTTGATATGCAAACTGGGTCATATAATAATAACGGCATACCAATGCGCACCGGCTTTCAACTTGGTTCGAACAAAGAGTTTGTAGTCATGATGGGACAATGTACGGCACCAGATAGTAGAAATGGTTACGTTACAGTATGTCACCATGTGGAGTTTGAAACCACAGATAACTGGCGAGCGCAAAGCAAAACAAATGTTGATCCGGTTGCATTCGACGATGCACTCCTAATTCTGGCTAGTTTGCCGCAGTTCAGCGAAAACGCTAACCATCTATTGGCTTTTGCAGAAAAAGTGAGAGGAATGCTCCAGAAAGGTTTGAAAGCAGTAGAGGTTAACGTACCCAAACTTTTAGAATGGTCGTTTGACCATTTACCTCAGATTGCATCGGCAGCAGGAGCTGCTGCTGCATTACTGTAGGTTGTACATATGTAAATAAATGATGAACCCCTCGTCCGCATAACTGACGTCTAAACCAAGCCGAAAGTAATTACAAATATAATGTGTATAAGGTTTCTATGCGCCGGCTTAAAGTGTAAAAGAAACTTCGGTTCCGGGCAGGGGTGTGTTTTAAACGCAAGAAAAGTAGAAAATACCAAAAACAATATAAAATTCAGAAAGAGTATATCAGCAGATAAATGCTTCGTACGAACTCCTTCAAAGACGATATTTACTGTATGAGTAATCGTACAAGTTGAATGCAATAAAAGCTTTCGAGTATTACACTTTATTCAGAGTTAAATTAATTGTTATTAGCTAGAACAAAACGATGGAGTTATATTCTCCTGGGAAAACATAGCAAAATATAAAGCGAAGCGAAGCGTAGGCTTTAGCGGGTAAAACAAGTGAAGTATCTTCGATGGGAAGATACGCAAGCTGTAGCAGGAGTAGTAGAGGTAGCAATCAAGTGCGAACTACTATATACCTGTAGAAACATCATTAGATGTTTCGGATGAATTAAACGTGAATTCTAGGAAAACGATAGGCAACCAAAGTGTTACTCAAGTGACCGAGAAGGACATACTTGAGGTTAGGGCACCTCTTACGTTATGCAAGATGCATCGTGTGGCTGAAGCCGGTTGCACGTTCTAGAGGAAAACGTCGGAGACTCCTATTGTGAAAATAGTGTGTGGGGAATTAAGTACCACTGTGCTAATTACACAGGAG